ACAGGTACATTTGCAAGAACAGATGAGAAGTTAAGACAGATATATACAAGTGTAAGAGAGATAGCAAAGAGAAGAGATTGTGCTGTGATTGCTATATCACAAGCATCAGCAGATGCACACAATAGAAATAGTATATCATTTGATATGATGGAGAACTCTAAAACAGGTAAAGCTGCAGAGGCAGATATTATAATTGGTATAGGTAGAAACTCAAACTCTGATACAGAAAATAAAATAAGAACATTATGTGTAAGTAAAAATAAAATAAATGGTTATCATGGAGAGCCATCATGTACCATTAGAAGGAGTATAAGTAGGTACGAAGTATGATTACAACAGTAGACGTAGAAACATCGTGGCAAGTTACAAGTAATGGTGGGTATGACCCATCACCATTTCATCCTGATAATATATTAGTTAGTGTTGGAATAAATGATGAGTATTATTTTACAAATCATTCTGAAAGAATAGATAAAGGTTGTTACCATAACATACAATCTATACTAGATAAGACAACTCTATTAATAGGACACAATATTAAGTTTGATCTTATGTGGTTATTAGAGTCAGGATTTAAATACAATGCAAGAGTGTATGATACTATGCTTGGAGAATATATATTAAACAGAGGTATAAGAAAAAGTTTAACACTAGAAATGTCTTGCAGAAGAAGGCGTATAGGATCTAAAGATAGTCGTATAAAAGAATTTACAGATAGGGGTATACCTTTTCAAAATATACCAGTAGGTTTAGTCGAAGAGTATGGTAGAATGGATGTAGAAATAACAAGAAATTTATTTAATTCACAAATGGCAGATTTTAAAATGCCAAAGAATAAACATTTATTAAAGACAGCAAAGATGATGAATGAATTTTTAATTGTATTATCTGACATGGAGAGAAATGGAATTAATGTTAGCTTAGATGAACTTGGTAAAGTAGAAAGAGAATATCGTGCAGAGTTTGCATATCTAAAACAAAAGATAGATAAGATTGTATATAAACAAATGGGAGATACTAAAATAAATCTATCAAGTCCCGAGCAATTATCTTGGTTAATTTATAGTAAAAAACCTAAAGATAAAAAACATTGGGCTAAAATATTTAATGTTGGTGTAGATAAAAGCACAGGTAAAAATAAAAGACGACCAAACTTTTCAAGAGTACAGTTTAGAAATTTAGTTGCAGAAAATTGTGAGACAATACATAGAACAACAGCAGAACAATGTATGGATTGTTGGGGTAAGGGTGTTATTAAAAGAGTAAAGAAAGATGGTAGCCCATATAAAAATTATACAAAATGTACTCAATGTGAAGGTGATGGATACTTATATAGACCAATGGCAAAAGTTGCAGGGTTTCAACAAAGACCTAGAAGTGTATATGATATAGCTGATGCTGGATTTAGAACAGATAGACTTACACTAACTAAAATAGCAAGTGAAGCTGAAGGTGAGTTTAAACAATTTATAGATTCAATCGTTAGGCACAATGCAGTAGACACTTATTTAAATACATTTGTTGAAGGGTTAAAAAACTTTACAAATGAAAAAGGTTTTCTACATCCTAAATTTATGCAAGCAATAACTGCAACAGGTAGACTATCTAGTAGAGATCCAAACTTTCAAAACCAACCTAGAGGTAAAACATTTCCTATTCGTAAAGTAGTCACATCTAGATTTGAAGATGGTAAGATATTAGAGATCGACTTTTCTCAACTAGAATTTAGAACTGCTGTGTATCTTGCACAAGATAAACAAGGCATGGAAGATATAAAAAATAAAATAGATGTTCATCAATACACTGCAGATATTATTGGTGTATCTAGACAAGATGCAAAGGCACATACATTTAAACCTTTGTATGGTGGTGTAACAGGAACTGAAGATGAGAAAAGATATTACACTAAATTTTTAGAAAAATATAAAGGTATAAAACAATGGCATGAAAAATTACAGAGTGAGGCTATTAGATTTAAAAGAGTTAAACTACCTACAGGTAGAGAGTATTCTTTTCCGTATGCTGAACGAACACCTTGGGGTGGATCTACATATGGAACACAGATAAAAAATTATCCTGTTCAAGGTTTTGCTACAGCAGATATTGTACCACTAGCTTGTATTAATATTTATAATTTAATGAGAGAAAAGAAAGTAAAAAGTTTGTTAGTAAATACAGTACACGATTCTATAATAGCAGATGTATATCCTGGCGAAGATAGAGTTATGGCTGATATTTTTAAACAAGGAACTGCAGACGTAATACCTGCATTGAAAACGTATTACAATATTGATTTTAATGTCCCACTTGACACGGATCTTAAGATCGGTTATAATTGGCTGGATATGAAGGAGGCAATATGAAAGAAGTAGAAGCTCTTGAGACTCTAGATGAATACGATGATGCAGATTATGGTGCTTATCTAGAATACACAGAGTTAAAAGAAAGATGTATGATTGAGCCTACTGTTCTATACATACATGAAAACCATGAGTTCTTAAGTGAGTTTAAATACTTTGCAAATGCTGATGGTTTAGAGGTAAAAATAATAAATGGAGATACAAGAATATGTTAAGTGATATTATATTACAATCTTTTCTGTACATAGTTATGCTATTTTGGATTAGCGATTTAATATTTAGAAAATAAAACTTGACTTTTATACAAAAATGTGGTATAAGTCAACAACTAAAATGGAGGACAAATGTCTGATAATAACTTAGTAAATATAAAAGGAATGTCTGATGAGCAAATCATGCAGGCAATAGGTCAAGACGATGGATCTAATCTAGGTACTAACATACCAAGGTTAGCAATCAATCGAACACCCGAAGATGATGATGGTAATCAATTACCAGTAGGTCACTTCTATACTTATGATTCAAACGTAGGTCAGAATGTTTTTGGAAAACCAATTACATTTAGACCATTCATAAGTGCAATGCAATACATGCATTATGATGCTGTTAAAGGTGAGTACATAAACAGATCTATTATATTCAAAAGCTGGAAAGAAGAAGCTATTGATATATTAGGTGGTACAAGATGTGGTAAGATATCTTTTAAAGAAAGATCTAGTCTTACTCCTGAACAGCAAGAACAACAAAGAACTATCAGGTGTTATAAACTTGTGTATGGTCTATTATCATTTAAGAATGGTAAAACTGCACAGGGTAAAGAGCACAATGCAGAAAACTTACCCGTACTCTATAGAGTTACAGGTACAGCATTCTCACCTGTTAGTGCTGCCTTAGATCAACTAAAGAAAAGAAAGAAACTTATGTTTAATACTTTACTTAATATTGATACTAAGAGGCAGAAAAAAGGTAGTAATGTATTTTACGTACCCGAAATAGCTGTAAATGCTGATGCTAATTTACAGTTATCTGATACTGATATGGATACTTTAAAGGTATTCCAAGAGTCTATTGATGCAGAAAACCTAGAAGTTGCTGGACTATATAATAGTGCAAAGACTAAAAAAGTAAATGGTTCTGATAATGTAGATGCTGAGATTATAAAAGATCTCGGTGATGAATCACCTGAAAAAGTGTTGGCTAGTTAATGAACGATATACTTATTAAAGTACAGAAGTATCTTGATAATGTATCAAAGGGTCCTACCCAAGTAGACAAAAAACTTGTGGAGGAGTTTGGTGAGGCGTGTAAAAACGCCTTACTCAAGCAATTTACTGAGGGTAGACGATCTAAATTTGAACCTAGAATGTCTAATATTGGTAGACCATTGTGTCAATTACAGATGGAAGCTAAGGGTATAAAGGGAGAAGGACAACCTTATAATGTTAAAATGAGAAATACATTTGGTGATCTTATAGAAGCATTAGCTTTATTTGTTATGAAATCAGCAGGAGTAGTTGTAGAAAATGAACAGAAAAAAGTTGTATATAAATTTGGGGAGAATAAAATTGAAGGAAGACAAGACGTTGAGATTAATAAAAAAATATGGGATATTAAAAGTGCCTCACCATATTCTTTTGAAAAAAAGTTTGGAGAAGAAGGTGGTTTTAATGAGGTTGTTAAGGATGATACCTTTGGCTATGCGTCACAAGGATTTTTATATAGCGAAGGTCAGGGCAAAGACTTTGGTGGGTGGATAGCTATTAACAAATCTACTGGTGAGTGGACAGTATGTGAAACACCTGCACTACACGATGAATACAAGAAAGTAGCTTTAGATAAAGCTAAAGAAAATTTTAAAGCATTACAAGATGGTGTACCCTTTAAAAGAAATTATGAAGCTGTGGAAGAAACATTTAGAAGTAAACCCACAGGCAATAAAGTTTTGGGCTTTGCATGTTCGTTCTGCCCATATAAACTTCCTTGTTGGGGAAGTAAGTTGCAGTTGTTACCACAACAGCAATCAAAAGGTAAGAACCCTAAATGGGTTTGGTATACGGAAGTTAATAATCCTAAAAAGGAGGAAGAGCTTGCGTAACTGGGTGGGTGTTAGTTTTGAGGGGTCTAGCACCTGCCTTTACTTAAAATGTATTGTTTGATAATGAAACATAATGATACTTGGAGAATATTTACAAATGAGATATGGGACTCAGAAAAAGAAGCAATTGATTATGCAAAGAGAAACAAATTTAAAAAATCTGTTGAGTGGAAAGTTGTACCCTATGATCATAAATACTTTAAATTATAATGACTAAGAAAAAAGATAAATTAGATTTGCTTAAAGCAATAAAAGTTTTAGTTACACCTTGGAAACTTGGATTTACTTGTGGTATATCCATGGATACTAAAGCAAAGATGACAACTGAAGAATACGAGTTGTGTTCTACAATAGCTAGAGGTATGATTAAGATGGCAACTACTGACCCCCATTCAACGTTTCTATGGGGACTTCGTGGATTCGCTGATGATAAGAAGAATAACAAGAATGACTTAACTATAAGTTCTGTAGCAGAGTTTGATGATGCAGATAATGTAGTAGACTTTCTTGAATATTTAAAACAGAAACGTGATAAGGAGTTAAACTAATGGCAACACACTTAGTAATAGGGGATCCTCATTGTACCCCAAAAGCAAGCAATGATAGATTTTTATGGGCAGGAAAATTTGCTCGAGATCTAAAGCCGAATACTATTATTTGCATGGGAGACTTTGCAAGTATGGATTCACTATCTAGTTATGATAAAGGTAAAAAATCCTTTGAAGGTAGAAGATATAAAAAAGATATAGATCATGCTCATGATGCATTGAATAAATTTAACAAAGGTCTCAATGGAAGACGACCAAGAAAAATCATGTTACTTGGTAATCACGAAGATAGGATAGATAGAACAGTAGATGAAATACCCGAACTTGAAGGCACAATTAGTACAGATGATTTTAAATTTAAACAATATGGTTGGGAAGTATATCCATACCAAGAACCTGTTGTGGTCGATGGTGTATATTATTGTCACAATTATCCTACTGGGGTTATGGGTAAGCCTATTAGTGGGGACAACATTGCTCGTTCTCTCTTACTAAAAAATAAAGTATCTTCTACTGTAGGACATATACATACATTTGATTATGCTATGTGTGCCTTACCATCAGGTAGAAAACTTATGGGATTATCTGCAGGATGTTACTTGCATCATAAAGAAAACTATGCTAAGTCTACTCAACAAATGTGGTGGACAGGTCTTGTAGTTAAACGTAATGTTCACAAAGGTGAGTATGATCTTGAGATGATAGAATACAACTCTATTAGGAGGAAGTATGGAAGACGATAATGTTAATTCACCATCACATTATAAGTATGGTAAAAAAGAAACTATTGATGTAATACAAGATTGTATGACTAATGATGAGTATCATGGGTACTTAAAGGGGAACGTTTTAAAATATGTTTCTAGGTATAAATTTAAAGGGGAACCTTTAGAAGATTTACAAAAAGCACAATGGTATTTAAACAGACTAATAAAGGAGGTTACATGTTAACACACGGACAAGTAATGGAAAAACTTGGTAGGATATTAGCTTTACAAGAAGTTATGATTCATATGCAAGATGAAGTTAATAATTTAAATAAACAATTAAAAGACGATGAGCAATTAAAGGAGGATCAAGATGGGGGCAGTTAAGCAAGCGATGATTGAGGTTGAAGATATGGTTTGTAATTCTTTAAACTTAGGAAGAACACTTAATCAAACTATAAGAGATTTAAGAACAGAGTTTAATAAAAAGGGTAGAGATAATCCCTATCTATTAGATGAAAATCTTATTGAAGATAAATACTATCAATTTAGAGGAGCAGAATGAGCACAAGAAAAAACTTAGTAAAAGCATTGGCTAGAAAATACGAAGCTGCAATAGCAGAAGCCACAGCAACAGCCGAAATATACTTTGATAATTCTGTAGCTATTGGGGAACATCCCCAACATATACAGGAGTTAGATAAGTTATTAACTAAAATATCAAATGCACAAGAAAATTTAGATACACTTAAAAAGCATTTTGATTATGATGATATACCATTTTAATATAGGAGGATAGATGGAGAAAGAAAAAAAGAAAGAACAACAACCAAACCCTAGAACTTATACTATAAGTTCTGAACAACTTATGGATATTATGAGATACTTAATGTCTAGACCATATGCTGAAGTAGTAAAACTTATGAATAGTTTATCTACTTTAACACCACAATCTAGTGAGGGAAATAGTAATGACGGAAAAAAATAATTTAGATAAATACACTGGAATATTATTTGAATTAAAAATAGGTTTAAATAAAGAGAATGCTATAGTCATTGACTATGGTGGTAAACCTGTAGGTAAAATTCGAGAAGCACTAAAAGGATATCCATATCATGGTAACTTATGTGCTGCCGTTATTAATCATGCTAATGCTGTGGGGAAAAAATTACAAGATGATATTAAACAACTTATACAAAAAGTTTAGATATTACTTTTGGCATAACAAAGTTATGGATAAACTAGAAGGATATGCAAGTTCGTTGAGTACTTGGTTTTGGCAGAAACGATGGGGTGATAGAAGCCTTTATCGTTACGACCAAAAAAAAAGACCTCCTGACTAATAATCAGGAAGTCTTGTGTTGCCTGCGGGGGAGTCTATATGGCTCCCCTTTTTATTTTAGGCTATCCATTTGTTCTAATATTGGTTTTCTTTTTGGCATTAAAAAATTTTCAGTTTGAAGTATTGGCTGTATTCTATTTTTATAGACATTGCCTAATAAATTTGTGTAGTTAGGATTCTGTGCATATGGACTATCACCCATACTTTGAAACATATTTTCTACTGTATCCATAGATTCTACTACATTTTTGTATCTCTCATCATTTGCCATTAATTGTAAAAATGCTCTAATGCTAGCTTTACTATCATCAAAAGATCTCAGCTTAGCTCCACCTGTAGTTGTCATAGATTGTTGATCACCAGTTGCATGCATACCAAAAAAGTTATTAGCATTCTTTGCAGTAGGTGCACCTTTAAATTGAAAATTGCCTGTTTCTGCAGCAGCAACTGTAGCTACAAACGAACTAGGTATTTTACTTTCAATAGATTCTTCAGGATATTCTTTACGAACTTCCTCTATTGCTTTTATAAAATCTTTTGTTTGATTTATTTCTGCCATTGCTATACTACAAATAAATATACTAACAATTCCAAGCACGAAGTGCTTTATTAATTCTTGAATTAGGGTCATTAGCTGTTTTTTTAGATGTTAATTTTTTCTTCATTCCTTTCATACGTGCACAAAAACTAGCACGTCTTTTGTTACCAACCTTTTTGCTGGGTGCTTTTAAATTACCACCAGTAGATCTATTATAACTAGCTCTACCTTTAGCATTTAAACCACCTGAGGGGTTCTTACCTTCTTTACGTTGCCATGCAGGTGTCTTAGCCATTACTTCTTTTTACCTTTTCTTAACATAGCAAAATCTTTTTTAGTAAGTTTGCCATCTTTATTTATATCTAATTTTTTTCTTTTTCCTACTACTTTCTTATTTTTCTTATTCATCATTTTGTACATTAGCTGTAACTCCTATATTGTTTTACCTTCTTTGCAATCCCTTTTGGTTGCTTCACAAATTGTTTGCCCCTTTTTGTTCCTTTTTTCTTTGCTCTTGTCGTTGCCGCATACTCCGCAGATGAGAGAGCTTTGATTGCTTTCTCGGGCAAATATCGTTCTCCCGTAACTGAAGACTTTTTCCCTGATTTCGTTCTCCATTTCTGTTTCCCCCATGCTTTTAAACTTCGTTGACTTTTTGCTAGTGCCATAATTACTTGTAACCTCCACCAGCTTTCTTATAAGCCTTAGCTAATGCTTGTGCTTTTCTTGCAGACCATTTACCAGCACCTGTTCCATGAGATGCTTGTGCTTTAATCCTATTAAAGATTGTCTTTCTCATTCCAGGTTTTGTGTAATTACCTGCTTTATTTACTGTGCTTTTCTTTGCCATTATCTATCTCCTTATATTCATAATCATAACTTCCTTCTTGATTTTCATCTGTTATCCATTTAGAAGTATCTTCTACAGACCATATTCTAGTATTAACTAGTCTATGTATAAGGGGTTTCGATGGATCTGCTGCCATTGATGGATCAAAGATTCTTAATCTATTGTTGGGTTGTATTGCATAGTTACCATCGTCTAATTCTATTACGTGTCCACATTTATGTTGATCAGGTTTTTCTGCATAACCAAAATCTAATTCATTATAATCACCAGCACACCAATCAATTGTAAATAAGTATGTACCTTCTCTTTGTTTTTTTCTTCTAGATGTATATATCATTTTACATCCATCCATTTGATAAAATTTAGTAACACTTACATTATAACTAAATGAATCCCATAACATTAATTCGTTTAAAGGTAATTCTTTTACATTTGGTTTTTTACAAAATGCAGATATAGGTGCTCTCCACCATATACCACCATCTGTCATCATGTAATGAAACAAAGGTACTTGTTTAGGTATTGAAGTAAATCCAAATATAACACACTCAAAGTATTTATCATGAGAATCTTTTTGATCTCGTAGATAATTACCTCTTACGAAGCATTCTATTGGGGGTATGTTTGCGTTTAAATACATAATTTTATGGTCTCAAAGTGTATAGGATCATCCAAACAATGAACAATCCAGCTATAATAGTATTCCAAGGTATAGTAACTTCCATTAGTTACTTATCCCGATTAACCAAAGCATAAGAAATATATAACAAATAGGTTCCATTATTCTAATATCAATGCTTTTATAGAGAAAGATCCATCTATATTTTTTTCTAGTTCTGCTTTAGATTTAATACATTTATATTCTATATTTTTTTTTGGAACTCTTGTTGCCTCTCGTTTATGTTTTAAACAAATTGACATTGAGGACTTTCCTGTTTTTGGATCAATTTGAATTCTGTGCTCCTTAATATCAGGGCCTACAAACATTAAAAGGGCTACAATTTCTGCTATCATAATACTTTACCTTTGTTTGGCCCATATTTAATTCGATACTTGTGTGTGCCTGTACCATTAATCTCTACTTCTTGCTTTAAATCTTTTTGTAGACGTTTATTTATATTAGTTTTTTTAATTCTAGCAATATATTCAAATAATTTTTTAGTGACTCTTTCCATTTTCTCTTACCTTATCTTTTAAACGTTCAATATCAGCTAGTGCTTTATCTAATTGTTCTCTTAAAAATTCTATATTAACTTTGTTAGTCATATTCATCTCTTGAGTTTGTTCCATTTTTTCTACAGTTTTATAAAGATCTTCTATTAAAAAATGTTGTTCTTGATCCGTTGGGACCTGCTCACTTTTTTTAAGCAAATCATTTTCAAATAACTCACGTGAAGTTTCTAATGATACTAACCTAGCTGTAAGTTCTGTGTATGCAAATACACCCATTGCAACAAGCACAATCAAACTAGCAACCGTTTTCATCGGCATCTGCACAGAAGCAGACTCGGAAATTTTAAGTGCCATTAGTTTGCTAGTGGGTTCTTATTACTTGCTTTTAATTCTTGTATTTCTAATTCTAATACTTGTACAGTTTTTTCTAATACAGCTATGTCTTGTTTATTATCACCTATAACTTGCATCATAGGGTCAGGATTAAATGCTTCTAAACTATCTAGCTTAGACATTACTTCACCATACTTAATAAACCCTGCACCTATAGCCCCCAATACTCCTATGAGTGCTGCTACACCTGCAAGTTGTTCTTTTATTTTAACCATTTTTTAGTACCTCTATTTCCCTTAATAGTTTTTCTTTTTTAGTTTTGATATTATTAATAATATTTTGTTGAATAAATATTGGATCACTTTGTTGGTATTCACCCAAAGTCTTAGTATATAATAGTCTATCATCAAATATATTTAGTTGTTCTTCGTAAATTTTTTTATCTTTATAAAATGGTATATTATAAGTTAATAATATAGAGTTATTTATCATTGCATTTATTTTTACAAAATTTTTTGCTTGCAAATTTTTATCTATATCTTTAATATTCTCATCAATTTTATCTAAAGTTTTAACAAGAGCTGAATGGACTTTAGCCTGTCGTACTTCTTTTTCTTGTTTGGTATTACTTGTTGTTTTAGATTCTGCAGTTTGTGTAGGCTCTTCGCTACTGGATTCTTCTTTAAGTTCTTCTGGTCCTTCTTCTTGCTTTTCATCTTCTACAACTTCCATTGATTCTTCTACTACAGGTTTTTCTTCTTTCTCTTCTACCATTTCCATTGGCATATCTTCAATAAATTCTTCCATCATTGGGTCATCTGCAAATTCTCCCATTGTAGGCTCATCTTTAAATTCTTCCACTGTAGGCTCGCCAAATGTTTGAAAGGATTCTAATTTAGGTTCGTCCATTTTAGGCTCATCAAATGTTTCAAACATAGGTTCGTTAAAAGTAAAATTATCTTCAAACTTTATTTTATCTTCAAATTTTAGATCTTCAGTGATGTCATCAAAGGTAGAATTTAAAAATGCAGTTGTTGTATTATCTAAAACAATTGGATCAGATTCATATGTTACAGTGAGGGAGGGATTTCGTAAGTCGATCCCATAGTGAGAAGTTGTAGAAAAGCTAGTATCTGTGAAGTCATACCGAACTGAAACATCATAATCGGTTTGTAAATTTGATTGTACCACCACACTGTCAGACCCAGGGCTATAAGACCCACAATTAAGAGAGCCACAAGAAGTGCTATTATAAGTTTTAATTTGTGTGATTGTTTCACCATCTGCTCCTATTATCGTTTGTGTTGATTGTACAGTGGATCCATAAGTATTCCAATGCCAATACTCAAAACTGTGATTTGTTGTAAAACCGTATTTAATTTGTTCTTCAGTTAAAGACGCATCAGTTCTAAGACTAATAGAATTAGACTTGATGTAAACATCATGCTCAGCAGCGATAACGCTACTACCATGCCTACCATCGGCAGTTCCCGACCAACCTCCGTTATCAAAGTTCGTATCCAGGAGATTTTGAGTAGTCGTTTCAGCACTATTTAGTGTTGTCGATAACAGGATCAATAACGATACTATTAGCTTTTTCATTAGCCTCCTCTATAATTTTTAGTTCTTTAACATATAAATCATAGTCAGGTCTTAACTTATCATATTTTTGCCATGCATTTGTAGCTTCTTTACCTATTTTACCCTCAAAAGGACAAGGTGTTCCTGCATGATGCATAGCTTGAAAAACTCTTTCATCTTGGCATAATATAGATACTGCTGCAACTTTCATGCCTTGATTAGATAATTCTCTTGCCAGTTTAATTCTCTCACAATTCTTATCTCTAAAATGTTTACCACCTGATACACCAAGACCAAAAGTTTGTAATCCAGCTGATGCACCTACAGCACAAATATCCATACCACCTGCACCTACGTTAGGAGCTGAAGCTGTTGGGGGTGCTGATCTTATATTCGATGTAGAATTACTCGTTGTTGTAGAACTAGATGAACTACCTGATTCATACGTTGTAGCATTTGTATAGCCACCTGTTATTGAAGTATTAGATCCGCTTGTGTTGTTCTGTGTAGTATCAGCAAATAATATAGTGCTATATAGGCACACCAAGGCTATAATTAAAATTCGTATAGCCATATTACTTATCTAAGCCAGCAGTGAACCAATCAATAAATCTATTCCAAAGATCTTTTATCTTTTGTATTATCTTTTTCATGGGTTTTATCCTCCAGTTGTTGAGTTAGTTTTTTTATTTCAGCTTGTGCTTTTTCTAAATCATCTGCACTATGTTCTAATTTTTGTAAAGATCTTTTATTAGCAGAGTCTTTAGATTTACCAGCATCTTGTAATTCAGCAACCTCTTGCTTCAAGATTCTTATCTGATCTTTATACTCAGCTATAAGTTCCTGGTAGTCTGATTTAGACATTATTTTTTTCCGTTACGGAAAATCTGTGTACCTTTTATACCAAAAATACTAGCCACGACAAGCACCCATAAATTAGTGAACCATTTCGGAAGCTCATGAAAATATTCAAAGAACAATTTTACCTTCTCCATAGCTGCAGGATCGTCTGACATTACTGCCCACATTAGCACCACGATAGGGGCTGAGATTATAACGAGCACAAATTCGTCCTTATAATCGTTTTGTCTTGCCTCTAGCAATTTACCTTGGTAAGATTCTTCACCTCTAGCCATCTTCTCTGCATGCATTAATTGTGCATCAGACATAGCCATCTTTGTTTTTTGGCGGTTAGAGTAAATTTTACTCCCCGCTTGTAATGCAATCTTTGCTAAACTAAACCAAGCCATTTTCTATTAACCATCCTGGCACATCAAATGAAGGGCATTTTTTAGATTCCTCTACTTGATAGTGACCTATTATTTTTTCTATATCGTATTTGTCTTTTAATCTTAATATTATACTTTTAAGTGTATCAAACTGTTCTGAGTTAAAATTATTTTCCCAACCCATATCAGCTGTACCTCCACCAACTAATGCAACACCTATTGATGTTCCATTAACTGCTACTGCATGAGCACCTACAACATCTTCATCTCTTCCAACTTGTAATGTGCCATCTCTTTTAATTAAATAGTGATAACCTATTGTATCAAACCCTCTATCTTTATGCCATTGTGTAACTTTTTCTACATCAACTTCCATATCTTTTGGAGTTTGTGTACAGTGTATTACTATTGTATCTGTTATTTGTCTTTTGTCCATTATGTAAATAGTCCTAGTAATGTTAGTATTGTCGCACCTAGACCTCCTAGTATTGCATATAATAACTTATCTACTTTAGAATGCAATCTATCTATGTCTTGGTGTATATGTTTGAGGTGATTATTTTTTATTTGACCTACTTCTCTTCGCAACCCTGTTATGTATCCGTAGATAGAAATTAAATGTTCGCTAGTTGTTTTGGGTTGCTTAGCCATTATTTATCCTTATTAAATATTTTATCTGTTTGTTGTTTAACATCTTCATATTCAGGAAAACCAGGTATACCTATTTCACCTGGTATTGCTAAAAACGCTGCTATAAATTCTTTTGGTTCTTTTCTAAATATAGACGATGCAGTATCAAATTTAATTCCATAAATAGTTCCTAATCTAATAATTCTTTCTTCTATTTTCTCAACATCTTTAATAAATTTTTCTTCAGATATTAAATTTGTATTTAATTTTTTTGCTAAGTCTGATATTTTTTCTGTATTAGCTTTAATTTTTTTATTAAGCTCTAATGATTTACCAGCTGCTAGTTTATCTATATCAGCTACATCATATTTAAATCCAAATCCTCTTAGCAAAGATCCAAATTCTGTTCTATCTACAGTAAATGCTGATGAACCTTCAGGAGCTAATCTAGATCTTTCAATTGATTTAGATGTATAAGATCCTGGAAAGAAGGGAAAGTTTGGTGTTAAATTTTGAACAATTTGTTTACCTCTAATTTTCCATTCATCAGTTAAAGTATCTCCAAGACCTTTCATTTTTCTACCTGAGAATAAATCATAGCCAAATAATGCAGGTATAGTATCACCAAGTAATCCAAAACTTGGCTGTAATGGTGCAGGTATTCCTGGAACTTTTTCCATGTAAGAATATGTTCCTATATCAAGAACATCACCACCTGGAACAAATCTTGTAATGTCTAAGTATACAGATTTATCATTTATGTTTACTGGCATTCTAATACTTTTATCAGGAAAACCTGGTAAACCAAATATGTTACCTTCTTTTCCTTCTGAAAATAAAGCTCTCTCTGCTTCTTCATCACCACCTGCAAAATATCCACCAGCTTTATTTAAACCATATCCAAGACCCATATACTTTGCATATTTCCATGGTCTTAGTACTGCTGTTTCTCCAAGTAAAGGAACAATTCTATATGTATAAGCTAAAAAAGGTGTAACACTATTTCTCATAGTATTAATTAGGGGTGCATTAATATCATAATCTACAAAAGATCTTTTAGCATCAGCTGCAGCTTTTTCAATAGAGAATCCTTTTAATAATCTATCTCTAAATAAAGCCATTCTAAATACTTGATCTTCGTATCTATATAATTTTAACATAGAATCAGCAGCTGTTTTAATACCAAAAGCACTGTTCTTTATATCATTAAATATTACACCTGCTACAGTTGTAGCTTGATTAAACTCATCATCTGTAATTTTAATTTTAGCATAAGGATCTGTTTTTAAAAATTTAGTTATTTCTTTTAATTCTTGTGTAACTAAATCACTATCTAAAACATTATAATTTTTAGCTAAAGTATATAATTCAGATTTTTGATTTCTACCTGCAGCCATTAATGCTTTATGCCCTACAGATAAATTTTCTTTTAAATTTTTGCCATCTACTAAATCATATAATATAACATTACTTAATGTATTATTAACATGTACAGTAGGATTAAATGCAGTCTTAGATACTTTCCATAATTGATTTAATGATCTATATCTTTTATAAAATTCACTTGGTTTTTTTGTAACATAGTTGTGTGTTCTAACTATATTATCTGCTATTTCTGTTGGTAAATATTTACCTGCTAAATTACCATAAACTTTTTTATTAGCTGTTCTATCAATTATAGTATCAGGTATTTTTACCAAATCTTCATTTTTAATTTGAAGACGAGTAGGTTTCTTAACTACATAAGTTGACTTTGCTACCTTATCATAAAAATGTGTTCTACCTAAATTACCAGATAATATTCTACCTGTTTCAGCCATAGCTAAAGAAGCATTTTCTATTTGACCTAGAGCTATTCTTTCTTGTTTAGTTAATTGCCATCTTATAGTTAAGGCATCATCTGACTTTAATTTTTTAAATGCCTTTTTAAAAGCTGCACTTTTAGGATCACCAAATTCTAAGTCTTTTCTCTGTGCATCACTTAATCGTTTGCCAGATCCAGGACCTAAAGAAAATACTTCCCAACCTTTATGTCCTTTTATTTTAGTTTTATTTGTAAGTTTTTCTAATAATTTTTTGTATTCTTTACTTCCAATTTTTTCCTGTTCTTCTGTTCTAATTTTTTGAAACTGTTTAACTAATGCATTATCATTACTGCCATCAATTTGAAATGCCTTATCTTTACTATATAATTTTAAATACTCATCTTTAGATACTTGAATATGAAAACCTCTAGGTTTTAATTCATCACCTATCTTTGCAAGTTTATCATTAGAAGTATAAGTTCGTCTTAGGTATGTTAAAATATTTCTGTTGTATGTTCTCTCAGCTATTAAACCATAATCAACCATAAGTTGACCAATTTTTGTAGCTTCTTTTCTAAATTCTTTACTTATTAATTTTAATTGATTTGGAATCTTTCCATAAGTTGTATCAGCTTCAAATAAATTTAAAAGTAATCGTTGCTCATCAGTGCTTAATGGTTCTGTTCTTGCAGCTAAACTTAAAAATCTATCAGCTAATTTATTTTCAAAACCTCTAGATGCATTCTTAGCAGCTTTTAAATCTAATGGCAAGCCGTAATCATCTCTAATTCCTCTTGCAAGAACTTCACCAAGTGGAACAGATTTATTATATTCTGCCGCTGTCCCCTTTAGCATAGTTCTTTTAACAGGTATTTGTTTTATACCACCAACACCAACTGCAGCTGCCATAAATCCTACAGCTGCTGCACTAAATTTATTCATTAATGTTGCATCATCTTCAAGATATTGTGGTGCTAAAGCTGCTCCCGCTACACCTGATGCTACTTCTGTTCCACCAATAGATGAACTTAATCTACCACCTAAAGTTGTTTGACCTCTTTTACCTGTAAAAAAATCTAATGAAGGTTTACCACCTATACCAGTTCCAAATAATCCTTTTTCTTGATATGGTTTAACTAAATAATTATTAGCAAAAAATCTAATACCTTTTAATTGATTATATGCAGCTATCTCTTTTGCTTTTACCATGTCTCTTAATTCTAATGGTGTAGCATTATCAATTACATTTTTTAATTCTTTATCTGTTCTTATTTTAATAGTTCTAGGACCTTCACCCATTGAGCCTATTAATTTAATATCTTTTAATGCTTCTTCATTTAAAGCTCTAACTGATACATCACCTTCTGGTAATACACCAGTTGGTAATTTTTTCTTACGAAATAGTTTTGATGCTTGCCCTATTGCAGGAGTAACAATTGCACCACCAACTATACCTGCAAATGCTTGTTTAGTTCTAGTATCTAAAATACTATCTTCATCAACATAACCTGTAGCACCAAAAAATCCACCACTAATAGCACCCATCTTTGCCATTTGATAAACTGTTTTTGCTTTTGCAAAAGGTATGATCCAAGTAATAGGATCTAAAATAGCACCACCAAAATATCCAGCTGTTGTCCAAAAACCATAATCATCATCAGCCATTCTTGCATACAGTTCTTGCTGTTGATTTTTTAGATTGTCTAAATCTGCACCAACCATTTGCTTAGCACCTCTATAGGTATCTGTAAAACCTAATTTAGCACCATAACTAAATGCATCCCACCAAGATTTATTACCATCAAAATCTGCTGGTCCTGTATTAGATATTGTAGATGTATCCGTTCTTCTAATTTTAATATCACCTTCCTCAGTTATGGGGAAAGTTTTAAAATTAGGACCTATACTATCAAAACTACCAGTATTGTTTTTTGGTTTTATGATTGAACTAGTATTGGGACCTATGTTACCAAAATTAATTGATTCATTAGATGCCATAGTCTTCTGGGTTTAAACCTAAACTTGTTAATTGTCTTCTTGCTTCAGCCTTAACTGCTTCTATATCTTCATCAGCATTATATTGTACACTATCAGGATCAAATGGTCTACTTGAACTAACAGCTTTTTCATATTGTTGTAATTCTTGTATTCTAGTTAATGCACCTTGAGCAATAGATTCTGCTGCTTGATTAGCTTGATAATTTGCAGCACCTGGTACTCCTCGTTTAACCATTTCAGCAATTTGTTGACTAATATAATTTTTTGTATGTTCCTCTCTATATATATTTTCTCTTTCAGAAGCTGGTTTATTCATAAACTCTTCATGTGCTGCTTTTTGTTTATTATATAAATCTGGATTTGTTTTTTGTAATTTAGGATCTGGTTTTTCAACACCTAAATTTGTATTTATTGTTCTTTTAATACTTTGAGTTTTTATATCTTTATCAAATCTGTCATATGCTTGTTTACTTAATTTAGTAAATCTATCAAAAGTCATAAATGGTTCCATTTCTTTAGGAACCTCTATACCTAACTCAGATTTAATAGCTAATGGGCTAACAAGTTGACTTGTATCAGGTTGTGTTGCCTCATACAATCTTAAAGTTGCAGCTGGTGCTTCTTTTCTATCAACTCTATCACCAAATAATAAACCTGTAGCACCTGTCATTTCTTTTCTTTCATCTGATATTATTAAATCTCTTATATTAGGTGTATTACTAAATTCATTATTAACAAAATTTTTTCTATCATCTAATGCTGTTGATCTTTGATCGGTAAAACTAGCACCTATAATTTTATCAAAATCATCAGGTTTATTTGTTTTATATGTTTCTACTTTAGTTTTAAAATTATCTAAGTTATAATCATTTGTTCCAAAAAATCTTATTAAAGAATTTTCAACTCCTGTATCTGTTGGATTATTAAATACTCCTGCAGCATCTAAAACTCCAGCTACTTCAGGTCCATAGTTTGCTTCATATTGATTTTTGTACATAAGTGCTTTTTTTATTGCTGCTTGTTCTTCTGGTATTTCTTGATTTAATACTTTGTTAGAAACATTATCAATTATTTTTGAAATAATTTTATCATTCTCAACCTCTTGCCTAGAGTATTCTCCAAGTGCACCTGTTAAAAATGGTGCTAAAATTCCGTTAGCCATTATTTAATCTCCTCTGGTTTTGCCAATAATCCTACAGGTTTTTTACTTTCTATTTCTTCCATATCTGCAGGCATTTCTCTCTGTTCATTAGCATATTTTAATTCAGACATTGTTTTTTTAAATTTTTTATTACCCATATCTGATAAACTAATTTTTAAATTTTTAATTCCTGCTCTTAATCCTATAGTAGCAACTGCTTCCATTAAAGGTTCAATAATTATAAATCCAACATCAGGATTAAATTCACCTTCAGCAAATCCTGTAAATACCATCACTCTAACAATAGCTTCAACAGGAACTCCTGCATCTAACATTGTAAGTATTTCTTCTAATGCTTCAGGTTTAGTCATTCGTAAAAATAAATCATTAACAATTGTTTCAGGATCTGTATTCTTAGGAGCATGTTCCCAAGGATAATTACCTGGTTCGTCTGTTAATGATTGACCTGGAATTGGTGCACTAAATGCATCAAATTCTGGTTGTGCTGTATTATCTGATGTAAGTTTCATATATTATCCTTTTGCTGTGTATGCTCTTTCTATTAAAAATTTTTTCATTCTCTCTTTATGTTTAGTTCTATAGTCAGATGCTCTTGCTTCTTTTATACTACTAAATGTGGAACCACCTGCCATCTTAGGATCTCTAACACCTAATCTAAATTTTGATCCTGCAAAACTAACTTGACCAGCTTTCATAGCCATATCATATTGATCTTTAAATGCATTATAAATTGAAGCGGGTTCTGCTCCTGCTTCACCTATTGCTTTTTTTAATCTTTCTAATTTAGTCATTTTTTTTGTTTCTTTTGCACCTGGTTTATTTGAAGGTAATTCAGGATTTTTAGTTTTTTCAGGCATTTGTTCTTCCATATATCCAATACCCCAATTATATTTCATTGTATCAAAAAGATTTTTACTAGAGTTTTCAAAAATTTGTGATAGTTTACTTTTACTTGCCATTTAATCTCCTATGGTTTTACGTATTTAGAAAAGATATTCATTCCAAAAGAACCTAACATAGCATATAGTGCCGATGTCTGTGCACTGTTTTGTAAATCAAAAGCAGTTGTTCTTTCTAATGCAGCAACAGCTAAGTTATGATTTCTGTTAGCTTCATTTTCTGATGATTGGTTAACCCACGATGCTTCATCTCGCCATTGTTGCCACATAGAAGATAATGCAAAGTTAGATAAGTTTAATAAATTTTGTGCATTAGTTTCATTTGCAGCATTTACAGCTTGTGTGTTAGATGTATTTAATTGTCTTCTCCAAACAGTATTTGATTGATCGATTATTCTTTGATTCTCAACATTAAATCTTTGTCTTTGATCTGATAGTGTAGAATTAAATTGATTAATAGCTGATTGTCTTTGAGCATTTGCATCAGCTATTGCTGTTGCATTTTTAGCATTTAATGCATTAACTTTATTTTCTTCCGCAGTATTAAATTGTGATATAGCTGCAGATCGTTGTGCATTTTGCTGTTGAATATTTGTATTTAAAGAATCATAGTATTGATTTACTTGATTCTGACTTGTAGCATTAAATTGTAATGCAGCATTTCTAGCAGCATTATCAGTTAATAATGTTTGTTGTTGAGCTTGTAAATTTTGTAAGTTAGCCTGTTGGTTATTAGATAAATTAGCCATATCCATTTGTAAATATGACTGTGCATTTATAACAGCAGCTTGTTGGTTGTTAGCTAAATTTTGAAATATAGTTTGTTTATAAACTTCTGCATCAGCTTGTGCTATAGGTATAGATGATCTTAAAATACCTTCTGCCATTGCTTCAGCTAACATTGTAGAAGATCCTAGTCCTCTAGCTTGCATAGTTGCTTTTGCAGCTTCGGCAGCTCCCCTAGCAAATGCAGGTAATGGTGTACCTTGCTGTAAAGATGTTTCAATATCTTGTG